ATGACTTCCAGATTGTCTTGTAGGATTGTAAAAAGTAGTATATGTAACTTCTCCATTATAAGCATACGCCGGATAGATAAGCGTAGAATTTCCTACCTTTTTAACGTATTTCATTGTTGCCGTTGTGACAAGCAGACTTGACGGTTGGTAAAACAAATCTGTATGCTCAAAACCGCCATTGTATTCATTACCATTAAAGTAATCAAATGTATTTCGTTCCTCATATGATTGGTAAAGCGGAACGAACTTTAATTCTCCAAATGCTTCTATCACATTACATCCAAGAAGCAACGCAATTCCAGCAAGCCATTCTCTAGCCGTTATGTTCTCCCACGATATTTTTATTGCATCTGAACTATTCGTTTCCTGTACGTTGATTGGAACATATGCGTTAAATGTTTTCCAATAATACGGGAGGAATGAATCAGAAGGCAAAGATACACTTGCATCAAACTGATTCTCAAACAAACTGAAAACGGTTTTTGTAGACGGATCAGCACTATAAAACGGAATTATGCCATAATTGTCGGCTGAATATGTCTTGAAATCCATATATGTGCTGTCATATATCGTTCCAAGCATACCCTCGCCAGAAAACGTCATTTGATAATCTTCTGTAAACATAGGTGGCTCTTGAATAAGGAATTGCCCAAGTTCAGGTGCATCTAGCAAATCTGTATGAACAGAAAAGACAACGCCTTGTTTAAATGCTCCAACGGCAATACCACCAATGATAGAATCGCTATTGATAACAACATCACATCTAGGAGAAAATGTTGCGCCGAACCCCGGTGCTGTACCATCAGTACATCCGTATGTAATGGTAACACGTTCGATTACGTTCTGATTAGCATACTCAAAACCATTTATTCTCAACGATATACCATGAATATTTGTATCAAGCGTTAATTCTGACATTGTTCGTCCTCTCGTTACCGTTCAATCAGCGTTATATTGATAGATTGATACATCATTTGCCCGTTTACAAACCAATACGGTTCTACGGAATACGATCCAAAATACATTGTTTTTGTTTGTTGCTCTCCAGATTCATCAGTAAATATAACTGTGTGCCATTCCGTCCTAGACCGAAACTTCTGCCGAATGTTCTTTACATAGGTTTGTGGCATATCTGCTTTGAACGATATGTCCAACTTGTATTTATCTGCCTTGATTTTACCCGTCATTAAGGCAGACGAGTTTCTTCGTGTGTTTTCAGACCACACAAGTTCATCATCATACTTTATCTTCTGTATGTATTGTGGGTACATCGAAGTACCGTCTACCTTAAAAACGAGTGCCATTCTTCCACCTCATTACGCAAATTGCGGTTTTCCTGTCGATCTGTTCATTTGACGAATGTATTTTACGTTGTTCTCTGCGATTTGCTTGCCATCAAGGTAAACCTTTATATCTTGGCTACCGCTTCCATTTGCTTCGCTTACCGCCTGTTTAACAGCTGAATACATAGCCGGAGCAAGCGATTGTGTGATAGACTTTGCAAATCCTTCGGAAATCTGTTGATTGTTTGCTACAACAGACTTGCCATTGTTAAATTTTCCGGCAAGCTCATTCTGGTTCATTGTAAATACGCCATCTTCGATAAAACCGCCTTGTGCGAAGCGTGTGACTTTGATATTTGCTGCTTTCAAGGCTTTTACCAAGTCGGAATACATACCTTTCTTTACTTTTACAGAGCCATCCTTATTTACCTTGACATAACCATTCGATTCAGCAATACTTGCCGGAGTTGCACCACCAAGCACAGCCTCGATCAACGATCTTGTTGCTTGTTTATTAACCGTATTCCCTTGCCCTAAAACGACGGTTTGCATTTTGACTTTAACATTTATATCTTTCTTTAATTCGTTAAGTCGCTTTTTAACATCACCAATGTTCGGTGTTTTTATATTTACATTAACGGTTTTCTTCTTGGGAATCTTTGCGATTTCCTTGTTGAGTTTTTTTACATCACCTTTGCTATTCTTGCAAATCTCTTGATACTTCTTCAAAGAGATGCGACCATCAGCAAGTGCGTCTTGCAACTTCTTCATAATGCCTTTTTGCTGTTCATAAGGCACATTTGCGTTTGACATAGCCGTTGCAAGATTGCGTGTAGCCGTTTTATAAGCATCTGTCTGCGCAATACCCTTTTCAAACAGGTCATTTGTCTTTCCAGAACTATCATTTACGGCTTTCTGCGCTTTTGCGTACTCATACCAAGAAATCTTTCCCTTTTCAGCAAGTTTTCTTATTCGCTTTAACGCATTTTCACGATACTTGTTGATACGCTTCTCGTTCTTTTCAAGGTTTTTGTTGTATCTCTCAACATAAATCTTGTTAAGATTATTGAATCTGGATTCTTGTTGTGTCGCTTGATCTGAATACCTTTTATAATTTCCACCACCGAATTTTGAAGGCGACCACCAAGGCTGATCCCCGGTAAAATACTCTTTAATGGCTTTCATAGCATATTCTTTTTGTTTCTTCCTTGCATCAGCTTTAGCCTCTTTAAGAATCTGATAATCGGATTTTCCTTGATTCTTCCCAACAGCGAAATCGGCTTTTGCTGCCGACTTCCCAGCATCTTTCGCCGCGTCAGTTGCCTCTTGCTTTGCTTGATAGTTCTCATTGATAAGGTCTGTGCCTATCTTTCCGGCTACAAGTGCAGCACCACCGAGAATTGCTGTTCCAAGTCCTGTTCCTATTGCCGCTGCGGTAAATGCCGCCTTAATTCCCGACAATAACGATACACCGAAACTCTTGCCACCTATAAATGCTTTTCCTGTAAAAGCGGTCATAAACGCAGAACCCATTTTTGACGCTGTTGTTTTTAACGATGCCACTATTTTCCCAAATAAGCCACCACCGCCTGACATACCTACGACACCGATACCTTGCGCTAGACCACCTTTTAACCCAAGTCCAAACACCTTGCCGAAACCTGACTTAATTATGCCGACAAGTCCTTTTAACTTGCCAAATGCGAATAAACCACCTAAAACAGTAATAATCGCACCGCCAACACCAAGCGGATCGTTAGCAAACGCCTTAACCGCCGTTTTGATAGCTGTCCACAATGCCTTGACAATGACTTTACCAAGTTTAAGGAAGATACCAACCCAATCAATCTGTCCTAGAAAATCAGAAACCGCTTTTGCTACGGCATTCCAATCCACCTTTTCAAGCACTTCAAGGATTGTATCTAGGATTCCTTTTGCACCGTCACTAACGGTTTTTCCAAGTTCCGCCCACCCGGATAACCCAGTACGCGGATCAACTCTACCCATCTTTTCAAAGAATGAGTTGATTGCATCAGAAATCTTTGTGCCAAGTTGCGTAAAATCTATGTTTGTAATAAACCCAAACGCAAACTGAATCATTCCTCGGAGTTTTGCACCGAGCATACCGCCAAACTTCTTCCAATCGAAGTTCCGTATAACGCTGTTTACGCCCGTTGCAAGGCGTGTTCCAAGGTCGAGCCAATCAATCGTGTTCCACCACTCATAAAGGGCATCTACGACCGTATTTAAGGCTTGTGCGACGGTGTTTCCGATTACATTCCAATCAGCACCCTTAAACGTACCATTGATAAGCGTAGCAACCGAACGTACAATCTTCCGAACAGTATTACGAATCTTGTTCCAAGGGATTTTGTTAAGACCATCTGTGATCCATTTGCCAAATCTTTCTCCAAGATCGGTAAAATCGCCACCCTTGTTCCATCCTTCAATAAGTGCTTGCTTGATCTTCTTTGCAAGGTCGGCGGCTTTGTCTGTCAGACCGCTACCCCACTTTTTGTTCAGTTGGTTAAGCAAGTCCTGAATGTCTTTTGACAGGTCAATATCTCCAAGACCGCCACCAGCTCCGCCACCGCCACCGCTTCCAGAACTATCATTGTCTGCTTGCAATTTGTTGATTTCATCGAAACCTTGTATGTTATCGCTTAATTTTTTTGCGTTCTTTGCGGCTTTTCCTGTGTTATCAGCAAGCGTTCCGGCATCATCGGCTGGTGTAGATATATCCGGCATTTTGAGTGCGCTTGACATATCCGGCATTTCTGCGCCTACATGTTTTGCTATCCAACCGAAAAACTCTTGCAAAACCATCACAATAGCGTTCAGAACAGGATATACCGTATTCAAAAGCGGTAAAAACAGACTTCCGATTGTTCTTGCAAGATTAGCAAACCCGCTTTGCAACCTACGAAGCATATTGGCAGGCTGATTAAGGGTACGATTTAGGTCGCCCCACGCCACTTTTGATTGCTCCAACATACCGATAAGACGAAGTTGCTGTTTTGATGCCATAGAGAGTTTGGCAACCGATTCATTTACTCCGTGATTATATGCGATCTGTTGTAAACTTGCGCTTGTCAAGTTAATACCGTACTTGTATACGGCTCTTGTCTGCCCGTTCAAGGCTGACATAAAGTTCTCCTGAACCTGTACCAAATCGGTATTTGTCAAAGAACTCATATCGGCAGCAAGCATTGACATTGACTTTGCTGCCATAATCGAAACCTCGCCAAGCTGTCCTGTCGAGTTTGTAATCTGTGCAATTTGCGCCTGATATTCCATTACATCCTTGATATTCAAACCAAGGTTACGATCTCCTGTAAATGTAAGATCGCCTGTCCGGGAATTTACGTCATATCCCGTCATTGTCTTTTGGAGTTCTGTAAACCGATTCTGAAAACTCTCGGCATACTCCGTAGCGTTATCATAACCAAAACGCTTATATTGATCTTTGCTGTCTTTACCAATCTTCTGTAAAGCAACATTGAAATAGTTAAATGCCTCAATATAGTCTTGCGCTGAACCTGTCATTTGACCGATACCACCAATGGCACGTTTCAAAAGCCAGTATTTCGCATATAATAAACCAATGGTAGACGCAAGACCTTTTGATTGCTTCTTTACTTTGCCAAGTTTTTCACCAAACGAATTGAATGGAGAAATAACCCGTAATGCTATGCTACCGAGTTTTTTCAAACCGCCACCAAGATTGGTTGTTTGCCTTGTGGTATACTGGAAAGCATTTCCAAACTTCATACCACTTTGTGCAAGATTGCCAAGTCCTGATATTGTCTGTGCAAGGTTGCTATTTACATTTCCTACGCCTTGTAACTTCTTCACAAGACGAACTACGGCATCCCCAAACTTATCAAGACTTCCCGTAACCTCTCCGGCTTTCTTCCCAGCGTTAGCCAACGAACTGATAGCCGTAACAAGGTCTGCGGTTGATTTCTGTACTGTGCCAGCACTCGCTAAATCTTTTACAAGTTGCGTAAGTCTGCGACCAAACTTCGGAAACTCATTATCAGCAACCTTGATTTTTGATCCGGCATCACCAAGTTTAGCTAAACTACTAACAAGGCGAACTATTCCATTATCAATATCACCAACACCAGCCAAAGATTGCGTAATGCCAGTAAGGGCGTTGCCTAGTTGTGTAAACTTGCTAACATCAAAGTTGCCACTAGCAAGGGCAGACTTCGCGCTTGTAAGCCTAGCAAGTGCGTTTACAAGGCGGTTCAATCCTTCTGTATTTGTCGCTGAATTGGTGAGATTGACTAGAGATTTAGCCATAGCGTCCAATCCACCTACATTATCAGCCTTGATTAGCGATAAACGATGAATCGCATTGGCAAAATTCTTTACATCGTTGGTCTTAATGCCACTTAAAGCATTAGAAAACGACTTCACATTGTAGGCGGTTGTTTGCAGATTATTCGTGTTGACACGACGAGAAACGGTGGCGAGATTGTCTAACGCCTCGGAGAAACGCTTTAATTTCGCTTCATTCTTGACGTTGGACGTAATCTCTATCGCTAACTGATCTATAACTTGTGCGTCAGCCATCTTTGCCACCCTCTGATTCTTTCTTTCGATTAAAACTCTCTACCGCATTTACAAGTGAACTGTCAATCATTTGCATAAACACACGATCCCGTTCTTCTTGCGGTAAAGCATCAAATTCTTCTTTTGTCATTTCGCGAGATTCTGCCTGTTGCGAAAAAGGCTTATCTGGATAACCTTCCGATTTCTTGTCGTTTCGATAACTTTTACTACCAAACGCTTGTGAAAGTACAGACGCAAATGCAACGTATGTGTATCGCCCGGAAAGCCACGCCCTTAAATCGTACTGTTCAACCTCTTGCTGATAGGCTTTTTCGTAAAACTCAATCTCTTTCGGACAAGAATTATCTATGTCAGTTACCGAAAACCCGTAACCTTTTGTAATAAACAGACAAAACGGTATTACTTCATCCTCGTAATACTCCCAATTCCAATCTCTTTTGCGTTTTAACTCTACAGAAGATATATAGACGTTTGATATTACTCGTTTGTCTGATCCATCCCCCGTAGAAGCTGGCGTAAAAAACCGTTGTTCTCCAATTCTTCCGAAAGATCGGCAATTAGAGCCATCGGATCATTGTTTTCATCCTCAAAATACTTGTCGAGAAGATCGTCAACCTTCTCCAAGGCTTCATCGTGTCCATTCCCGGTACGAATACTATATCCAAACTCGTTCGAATGGTATTTTTGCAAAGCTGCCAAAAGCAACTCGTCAAGCGTTCCCATAATCTTCTCAATTACGTTGGACATATCACCATCTGTGCCATCCAACATATCTTGCATTTCAAGAAGATTCTTAACGATTCCACCTTTTGCTACTACAGCGTAGCCAAATTGAAGTTTATACTTCTTATTCCCAATCTTGATCTCTTTCATTTTCTGTTTCCTCCCGTATTAAAAAAACAAAGGGGTTATCTCGAAAGACAACCCCTAGATCGCTAAACAGCATTACACGCTCGGTGTAACCTTGTCCTTATAGCCGAATACATCAACAAGTGTAAGAGTGATCTGAACAGTTTTGAGAGAGTTCTGTCCACCCTCGCCCTTCGGAATAACAGGCGGTACGGCTGCGCGTACCCAGAATGCCTTGCTGCAATTCGGAAGATATTCCTCGAATACCTTTGTTGTACCCTTGATCGCTTCCCACTCGGTAATGGTTGCGTCTGTGAGGTTGACCGTAACCTGAAAATCGCCGCCGGGGTCTTGTCTGCCGGGGATGTATTTGGTTACAGAATCTTCAAGTGCCGATGCGTCAATCTCCTGAACGTCCATAGCAACGTCACCAGTCTGATTGATACGGGTAAGAAGTGTCATAGCCGAAGCATCCGGCGCAACAAATGTGTCCATATCAGCACAATACGCCAAACGAACACCAACAGTTGAGATACCGGGTACGGTTGTTGTAGCTGCTGCCATTTTTTCATACCTCCTTATG